AATTTCTAAATTATTAAACTCTATCATTACATTATGCTTTTTAGTAAGTAAATTTTGTATTTGTTGTAAATACAATTTACCTTGATCGTCTAGTTTATCACTGTCGTATTCTTTTTTGTCAAAATTAAAAATCATTACATTTCTTCCAGTTTAAATCTGTATTTTTTACCAGACTTGTTATTAAGTATAAATAAGTGTTCTTCACCCTCTTGAATAGTCCAATTACCTTTTGTACCATCAACAGCGTTACCTTTTTCTTTTGCTTCGTTAGTTAAATGTAAGTCTCCAGTGTATATGTCTCTCCACACATTACCTGATGCACCTAAATCAAATGAATCATTAGTTCCTGGAACTATATCACCTGTAACAGTTAAAGTAGATCCATCAAATGTCATGTTGGATTCACCTTCTAAAGTATTAGCACTAGCACTACCTGTAATTATTCTATTGTTAGCATTGTTATTAATTGTTGTACCTGTAATAGTTTTAAAAGTTTGATCTCCAGCTAAGAAAGTAGATGAACTAGCTGTTCCTGATCCAAGTCTTGCAGTAGCTATTGTTCCAGATGTAATTTTACTAGCTGCTAAATTTGGTATATCACTAGCAGATAAAGATAATCTTGCACTTGGTACAGTACCTGAACTTAGGTTACTTGCATTTAATGCAGAGCCATCAATAAAACCACTATCATTATTAAACCCTGAGATAGCAATATTACCTTTTGTTAATTTTTTCTGTGCGTTTGATGAATCAATTACAGCAAAAAAATCTCCATCAGTATTTGATGTTGAAGTAGTTAATTCCGATAAGTCTACATCTACTTGGTTTGCTTGAACGTCAATTAAATTACCTGCTGCAACATTTAAAGTTACATCACCTGTTGTTCCACCACCAGTTAAACCATCACCTGCAACAACAGAAGTTATATCTCCAGTAGTCGGTGTTTCAAAAGTAAGTGTTCCAGAACCATCTGTTGTTAAAACTTTACCTGCTGAACCGTCTGCAGTTGGAAAAGTATACGCACTATTAAAAGTAATTGCACCTGCATTTGTTCCTGAAATCCAAGTTGTAGTTGTTGAACCATCATTACCAGCAATTATTAATTGTCTATTATCTGTTGCTGAACTTGGATCTACTGCTGAACCTATAATTACATTTCCCGAACCAGATGTAATATTATCTCCAGCATTTTCACCAATAACTAAATTTCTAACACCAGTAATTAATTTTCCAGCACTTTCACCTATTGCAATATTATTATTTCCTGGATCAGCTGTCCCTAAAGCAGATGCTCCTATTGCGATACATCCTTGCATGTCTGTACCTGCTAGACCAGCTTGAGCACCAATAAATACGTTTGATGAACCTGTAGTTAGTGCTGTTGCAGCATTATTACCTAATGCTGTGTTGCTATCTCCAGAAGTAATTGCATCCATAGCACCAATTCCAACCCCTGTATTATTTTCTGCTGATGATAAAGTTCCAGTTGTTGAATGACCAACTAATAAACTATTTGTAAAATTTGTTCCTGCTTGTTTACTTAATAAATCTACATTTAAAGTTACATCTCCAGATGAACCACCACCTGATAAACCTGTGCCAGCTGTAACTGCTGTAATATCTCCAACTGTTGGAGTTTGAAAAGTAACAGCACCTGATCCGTCAGTTGTTAAAACTTGAGAAGCAGATCCATCTGATGTAGGTAATGTGTAAGCTGAAAGACCAAAGTTTGATCCGTCACCTTGAATAATTTTTCCTGCCGTTGTTGCTAATCCTGCAACGTCTTGTAGTTGAGCATCTAATCTTGCATTTGCAACAGTACCACTTGCTAGTGCTGTTGCATTTAAATTTGTTAATGCACTTCCGTTAAGTGCAGGTAAAGTTGCTGGAAATCTTGCATCTGGAACAGTTCCAGAAGTTAATTGGGTTGCATTTAATGCTGTTAAGTTAGATCCATTGTTTGCAACAATGTTTCCGCTAGCATCTAGTATAACTGATTTAGATGCAGGTAGAGTACAGAAAACATCTTTAGTACCTGCAGGTAAATTTACTGCAGCATCACTATTAGATGAAGATATGATAGTAGTTCTAGCTAAAGTGCCAGCTGCTACTGTTCCTAATCCTACTTCAAATTCACCATTGTTAGCAACGATGGCATAATACGTTGTATTCGTATTTCCAATTGCAGATGAAAATGTTTCAAAACCTGTTACTGCTCCTGCAAGAGTAAGCGTACCCGTACCTATAGTGGTAGAGGTTTCTTTTACTCTATCATTTACGACTAATGCCATTTAATTCTCCTTAACCAGATATTCTTAATATAGCTGCTGCTGTAGTAAATGCTGGGAACTGAATTGTAAAAGTTCCTGATGTAGCTGTTTTATTTGATCCAAAATCTAAAACACATACTGTTGCGTTAGTAACAGCTGAAGATGTATTGTAGATCATAGCACCTCTAGCTGTCAACGTAACACCTGTGAATGATAGATCTGCAAAGTCAACGATAGCAACACCACTTGCGATAGATGTTCCACCATTAACTAATGCTCCACCACCAGAAGTGTATGTGCCTGTATTTCCAACTTCGTTAGTAGCTGTAAATGCAGTAGTTGATGAGTTTAGAGTTGCGGAGTCAGTATAAAGAGCTAACTTAAACTTATCACCACCAGATGATTTAAAATTTTGATCACCTTCTAGTAATTGTTTTTTAAAAGCATTTGCGATTGCCTGTGTTATAGCCATAGTATATCTCCTTTTATTTTCCTATTCGAGGAACACCACTTTGATATTCGTCTCGTCTTCTTCTTCCCATTTGCTCTATTGAGAAGCCTTCTATTACTTGTTTATACTTTTGTTCGTATAATTGCAATAGGTCTTGTGGGCCTTTTAAAAAACCGTAGGCCTCGACTAGGCATGCATATAAAAGTCCATTGGGAAAATTCTGACTTATATATGTTTGAGTATTTGTACTAGATAATCCGGGATCTTTCAAGATATAATTTAATTGAATTGTGTAAGTAGCATCAGGTGTTGGTGCAACTACAATTGTGCTTTCGTCCCATAGACTGTAATATTTTGGTACTCCTGTATCTTCTGTAGGATTAAATTCTGACATAAAACTAGTATCTCTATATTGTAAAAATTCTCTGTTGTTAGGTTGAGAACTTCCTTGTGAATCAACTATTTGTGCAGATCTAACAACTAATAAACCTGCAGGTCTACCAATAAATCTGTCATTAACAATTAAATTAGCTGTATCATATCTTCTATTATTATCAGAATCTATATCTCTAAGAATTCTAAATTCTGCATCTTCTATAAATCCATTTACAATAGTTGAAGTAAAAACGTTTGCATCAACTTCAGTGTAATTTCTAATTTTGTCTACTAATTCTGTGTATGTCATAATTAACCTCTATCATTTATTGGTCCAATTGTACATTGAAAACCACCTCCTGTTGCTGCACTCGTAGCATTATTAGCTAGTTCAAAATTAAAACCTGTTTGTACAGTAACTGTAGTTGGCATTCCAGGATTACTTTCAGTTCTAGTTGTTAGAGCTGTAATTTTATAAGCTCCAAAAACTTTAGCTCCACTAGAGTGAGAACCTGCATTAGTTTTCTTAGGAGCCACTCCTCTGTATGGAGCGCTTGTTCCTCTAACACATCCTGTTAAATTAGTTCCTGAGATTCCGCTATACTCAACAACTTCATTTTCAAATAAACCACTAGTAGGATTTACTTTTTCAATAACAATAAATCCACTTGAAGGCATACCAGAAGTAAAGTCTAAAGTGATAGTGCTATCAGTGCTTGTAATATCTCCTTGTAAAACCATTCCTGATACTTGCAATGTAGATTGATCAACACCACCTACAACTAATTGTTTAACATCTCTAAATCTTACAATATCATTTACACTCATGTTACCATTTTCAAAAGCTACAGATACTGTTGCATCTGATGCTTTAGTTGTAAAAGGATTGTTAGGTAAAAAATCTTCTGTTGGAAATTCAGTTCTTGCAGGTCTTGCTTTTTCTAAACCTTGTGGATCAGCAACAAATGGTTTTGGTTCTAATTGTGGTTGTTTACGTTCGAACTCTGAGTAATGCACAAAGGCACCATTCCATTCTGTAACCATTTCTCTCCATGGAAAAGCTAAACCGCTTCGATCAGAAATTGCTAAAGCGTGTTTCCCTTTTGCAAACTTTGCCATTATATCTCCGGATAATAAGTTTTAGGTGATATGTAAACACTTGCTGATGAACCATCTTCTTCTAACGCTCTTTGTAATTCATCTTCATAAAGCATTTTCATTTCTTGTGTTCTTCTAGGAGCTTTCTTTTGTGATATATAATAAGCTAAACCTGCACACATACATGGTACAAATCTATTAACAACATCTGCTTCGTTAGTATATTTACCTGCATCTTGTAATCTTTGCAGGTAATAGAAAAACATAAAGTCACCGACTTGTTCTGCACCTGGAGTTAAATATAAAGTAACTGTTACTTTATCTATAAATCTTTGCACCCAATATTGAGATGGTTGACCTGTAGCAGTTTTATTTGAAAAAGCTGAATACTGTGATCTGTTTACTTTTGCTAAAGGTGTATCTACATTTGAAGATCTTCTGTAACTAGCTTCTAACATATCAGAAGCCATGTTTACAAAATTAGTAACAGTATCATTTATTGAATGCGAAGCAGCTGTTGTATCGTCAATTCCTCTATCAGCTGTTGAAGTAAGAATTAAATTATTTCCTGAAATAGAACTATATTGAATTATTTCACTATTAATTTTTATTTTACCTGAAGCAGGCATTTGATTTACATCAGCTACTGGAATAGTTGTTGCGGTAGAATTTATTGCAGATGTTAAAGTTGATGTAATTCCATTAGAAGCACCATCACTTGGAGATCTAA